CCGTATGCGTAAATCGGGTGCACTTCACAATCTCGGCACGTTGCTTTGAATTCCTCAAAGCTAGCCCCCGTCCTGTCTTTCAGTGACAGGTACGCGGCCTCTAGCGGGGTCATGGGTTCGTCTCGTACCCTGAAATCACCATGTCAATCGCTGACCCCACCTCAGCAAAGGCGTTTACAGCGCCGCCCGCGTCCAGGGTCTGCCCAATCAACCCGGTGACGATGGCTGTTTTGCCAGCGCCTAAAACCAACTGAAAGGCCATGTAGTAAGCACTCCCACCGGAAGGCGTCACGGTCACGGTGTACCAGCGTGCGGTGCCTGTTTTGTTGGTAACGCTTGCCGCTGATATGGTGGTCCGTGTGTTGGTAGGCGCGGTGTATTGAACTGCCGTTGTGCCGGTCAATTCCGTGGTGGATAGTTGCTTGGGTAGTCTTTGCATTTAGGTGGTTCCCGTCACAATGCCGTTTGTCACCGTGATGGTGGCTGCGGTAGCAATATCAATCGTTGCGGAGATGCCAGCCGTGCCACTGACGGCGTAGCTGGTGAAGTTGGCGGCTTGCAGCGCGCCTGTTATGTCTGTGGTGGTGGCAAACGTGCCGTCTTTGTCGGGCAGCGTGTTGAAGCGGTCAGCGCTGATAGAACCTGCTGTTATTTCTGTTTTCAAGGTTCCGCTGTTCTCGTACACCAGAAGTTGCCGGGTTGACCCCAGACCCGCGTAACCGTTCGCCGCGTTCTTGTTGATCTTGTCTTCTTTCAGGTCTAACTCGGCCTGAAAATCTAACGGTGGCTGCATCACCATCTCGCCTACCGTGTCTTCTTGTGGCGCGGTCTGGGTCACTGACTCATAGGAGCCGGTTTCCTCAAACGCCTGAGACATTGCGGCTATTACGTCGCTGCCTCCCGCGTCACCCAGCGCACTACCGACACGGGAAAAAACAATGCTCAAGGCTCGCAAAAACTCAGGCGTTGCATTCCCGTTCTGATCTACAACCCGGACCCGTGCAGGAAAAAGGGAGAGCGCGGTAGCCATTAGGACGTGCCCCGCTTCACATCAGCAAAAGCCCCGAACACCGCGAATTTCACAGGGTCGGTCATGCTGATCTCCCAAACGCGGTTTCGGCCTGCGCCGATCCTCCGAAATATCGCCCGCGTTCCATAGGCCCCGACACCGCCGATTGACGCTGTGCGAAGGTTCGACCACGAATGCCCGCCGTCAAAGCTGTAGCGCATCATCAACTCGGGCGCGCTTCCCTGCCCCGTGGCGAGCCCTACGCCGGTTTCCATGTCCACTTGTAGCGATGACACAAACACGCGCTTTTGCTCGGCCTCCAGGGTCTGCGTAGCGCGCAGCCGGAGAATCGGGTCGCCGTTGTCGGTGTAGGTGTCCATGTCCAGGGCGTACACATCGCCGGTTTCCCAGTCACCAACAAGATGCACGCCGTTGAACAGCAAGTGATTTGCCGCACGGTGACGGTGCAAAGTGTTGTCGGCAGGGTCGCGCCACAGCCACTCAGTCCAGGCACCCGATGCAATATCAAAAAGCCATGTTGCATCGCCCGTGGGGAATGACAGCGCATAGAAGCTGTGCCCCTGCATTTGGAATGAGAAGGCTATGGCGTCGTCAATGCGGCTGTACCCTTGCATGGCCCGTTCTATCGCATGTGTCGATACCCGGACAGGTGTGTAACCATTGGCGCGGTACACAATACCCTCGCCGTTTTGATCCCGGCCCAGCCAGAAAAGCGTGTTGTCGATCTTGGAGATGGACTTCCCGGCCACACATCCGAACTCAATAAAAGCGTTTCCAGAGCGTTCAAGTGGGAAGTCGGCATTCCCGGTGTTAACGTAGATTTCAATGGACTGCGCGCCAAACATCCAGGCCTCGCGGTGGTCTGCCTTGACGGCAATCACGTTGTCCGGTGCGCCCTCGGCGGATCCAAAATCCAGCCCGTTCCAGTCGCCGCCCACGTTGGGGGTTTCGTTGATGTAGAACAGTTGAGTGCCGTCGCCGGTGACCATGAAATAACCGTCCAGAAAATCCGCACTGGTCACGCCAGCGGGAAAATCCACATCTGTAATTTGCGTCAGCGTCGTGGTGGTCGCCAGCCAGCCCCCGGTGCCATCAACAATCAGCACTTGCACGCCGTTGGAGGTAATGCCGACAGGGCCGGTGTAACTGCCTATGGTGCCCAGCAGCGTAGCCGCGTAGGCGCTGTCCACTTTGTAGACGCCATTGCCGGAAACATAGATTGCAACCGTGCCCAACTGGATCGACGCACGAATACCCGGCAGGCCAAGCGTGAAAGCCAGCGACAGCCCCGGCGTGCCGTACAGGGCGATAGGCGCACGCGGCGTCGCGTTGTCCATCTCCAGATAGCAATTCACGCTGCGCTGTGCGCTGGCGTTGGTGCTCCTGGCTTGGTCCGATGGGCCTACAAAAGGGATTTTCAAGATTCCCACCCGCTCAATACGTTGCCCATGCTGCGCTCAAGTCCGCTGCTCAAAATGGGGGATTCAAAGCGCGTGATATTGCGGCGGTAGTTGAACGCCTTTTGCGCGACAACGGGCGACAGGTCAACCTTTCCGGGTGCCAACTCTTCTGCAAGGCTGTACTCCAGCGCGGCCCGATAGCCAGGAGGCAGCGTGTAATCAGTCGTGAGGTTTGCAAATTCGGTGATGCGCTGCTCAACAGGCAAATGCAATTCGCCGGTCGCCGCCACAGCCGGATAAAAGTACAGCGTCCCGGCTGGGCTTGATGGCTCGTAGTACGCGAACCGGGGCCATGGCGAATCTATGCTTTTCAGCACGAAAGCCTCATACTGAACGCGCCCGATCATCTCGAACGAGTAATCAATGTCCCCACTGCGGAAAAATCCGCCAGCCGGTACGCGCACTGGCCTTGTAATGTTGATTGTTGCCCCCGGCCCAATGGTCACGGACTGCCCGGAAACGCTCTGTGTAACGTAGGTCGTGGCGTAGACATACAGCGCATTGACGGCCCAGGCATCAACCATCGAATTGAGTGCGTCAAGGCCAGCGGAGGCGTCTGCACCAGACAGCGCCTCGCTCGGGTCTTTGTAGCCGATCAGGTCATAAGCCCGCGTCACCAATACGTTTGCAGTCGTCATTTAGGGGGCCTTTGGCGGGCGTCCAGGCTTGCGCTTGGGCGGGTCTTCTTTGTCTTCTGGCTTGGCAAGGGAAAGCTCTGGCTTGTAACCGGCCTCACTCAAGCTCTTGTGTTCGTCTTCGGTGTTGGCTACCGCGTAGCCTTTGCCGTTGTGCATGTTCAATGGGTACATGAAAAGCGGGGAGAGGTTGCCCCCTCCCCTTCCTTGTTACTGGGTCAGTCGAACAGCCCAATCAGCCTGCGTCACAGCGGCCCCGGCAATCACATCAAAGCGCGTGATACGGCGGTTGTTGTTTATGTCGAAGGCGCGAACCATGCGAACGGTCAGACCGTCGTAGGTGGCCTTTGACGCCATATCCACACCATTGGGCAATTCCATATCGACCGATACGAACGTGATGGCATCGCGGTGGTAGATCAGGTTTTGCGCGTACGCGGTGGACGCGGTGCCGGTCACGACCGTGATAGCGGCGTTGTCAGCAGGGCGTGTGGTCACGTTCTGGAATGCGCCGCCAGCGATGATTGCAGGCGACAGAATCAGCGTGGCATTGCCCGAACCGTCCGAAGAAACATCCGCCGTGACGACAAATTGACGCAGCGCGCCGGTGGATTGCTTGGTCTCCGGGTTGACAGCGAAGACACTGGCCAAGGTCACCACATCACCGGCTTTCAGACGCGCCGCAGCCGCAGCCGTCCAGCCATCAGTAACGAGGCTGGTCGTAGAGGCATAGGGGTTGTCTGTGGTCCCGCTGTTGATCGTGCCCTGGTTGGCCCCGTTCACCAAAGGCGTGCCACCCAGCGGCCCCACGGTATGCACCGGGAGGTTTTGCGACATGACGAAATCAACGCCCAGGTTAGTGGCCATCATCCCGGACTTGAGTTGTCGGCCAAGGGTGGCTTGGTCGTTGAACAGGCCTGCCATGCCGCCCACCAGCGCGGCGTTAGCCGCTGGGGTGATGGATGCAACAGGGGTTGCGCCCTTCGGCATTGCCATGTTTTGCGGCAAGACAAGCGCATTCAGAATCGCGGCAGCGGTTGCAGGCGTAGTGCCTGGCGTGCCGCTGAAATTGCTGATTGCTTTGTAAGCGGTCGTGCCGATGAACGTATCGATGTAGCTGGCAATTTTCAGGCCAGCTGGCTCGATGAAACGGCGCTTGAAATCGGCATTGATGCTGCCATCGTTGCCGATTGCCGTAGACAGGTCGTAATCGCTGATAGCGAAATCGACGCCGTACTCGGGCTGGAGCGTCAGCGGAACCGTGGGCTCAGTCACATCCTGAATGTTCGCGGTCGCACCAGAGCGCCCGGTGAACATCACAGGTTTGCGGACGTTAATCGTGGTGCCGGGCTTGTATTCCCGTTTGCCCCACATCTCATCGTAATCCGTGTTCACGTTGCCCAGGAAGGCGGATGAGTTGTGCGCGATGCGCAGCACCTCGTTAGTAACCAGTTGACTGGTCTGCAAAGAATTGGCCATGATCATTTACCTTTTCTGAACGCAAGTTCGCGTTCGTTCTGGAATCGAATCCAAGCCGCTGAATCGGAGGGGTTTGGCACGCCTTTGGCGCTGCCGCGCACCTGTTCCAGTGGCCTGGGTGCTTTGGAGGGTGTCGGGGGCTTAGGCGCGCTGCTGATGCGGGCCTCCAGCTTCCCAATCTCGGCGGATTGCCTTGCTGGCGATAGGGTTGCAATACGCTCAATCTCTTCGGGGTTTGCCGACATGAACGCCATCAACTGCGCGGCCTGGTCGCTTTCGGTCAGGGCCTCGACAATCGGTTTGGTTAGCGGCAGCGCGTCGAAGTCTTCGCGGTCGAATCCGTCGATCTTTTGCGCTTCCGCATAAATCTTCTCGGTCTTCGCCACAAGTGCTTGAAAGCTCTGCTGCTCTCTTTGGTGAGCCGCCTGCGCGTCACGCTTGCCCAGTTCGTGCTTGACCATGGCTTGCAGATATTCCGCGTCGTTACCAAAATGGTCCCGGCTCGGCTCGTCTGGCTTGCTCTGGCTTGGCGCTTGCTGTGCCTGCGGTTGCTGCGGTACAAATCGCTCCAAAGTTCGCATTACCCGTCGCTCTGCTCTAGCCTCCGCCTTTGCAATGCGCTTTTGCAGAATGTCGTCAAGCTCTTTTTGAGTGAACGTCTTTTCCGCAGCCGGACTTGTATCTCCCGCTTCGCCGTCCGTCTGCGATGCGTGGGGCGCTGTGTTGTCCTCAACAGCTTGAGTTTGTGCCGCTTCGTTTTGAACGGGCGCGACTTGCCCTGCCAACAGGTCGTCAGGCATGCTTAAAGTTTCCTTCTAGGATTTGGCGTTAGCCAAGGCCCGGATTCGCTCCGGTCGCGTCCATTGCTGGAGGGAATTCGCCCTGTTCAGGCGAAAAAAACCCCGCGTATGCGGGCTCTTGTTCAATCGGGATTTCTCCCGGTGGCATAGGGTCTGGGGGCGGGCTGTTCAATGCCTGCTGCAAGGTCTGCATTACGAGCGCCTGCACGGCCTCGGGTGACATGCCAGAGTTCAGGGCCTGAATGCGCTTGGTCTCGGCTTCATACGCTTTGATCACCTGCTCGTTATAGCTGGATTCGTTTTTCGCCGTCAGCTCATCAACATCGTGCCCGGCCTTTTCAAGCATCGCTATAAGCTGCTGATTTTGTTGTTGTAGTTGCTGCATCTCCGCCATCAACTGCGGCGGAATCTGCGGCTTCTTGTCGTCTTCCTCGTAAGCGGCCTGCACCTCGGGGGGCAACAGCGCCAGCGCGATACGCGACACTTTGTCAGCCTCTGGCATATCAGACATGGTGAACAACAGCGGGGCTACTGCGGCACCCAATTGCGGGTTGCCTTGCGTGATCTGCGCCAGCCTGTCCGCCACCTCCTGGCGCTGCGTCGTGTAGCTCGGACCGGTCTTCACACGCACGTCATACAGTCCCATGGACGGGTTTACCTGCATCATATCGCCCTCGTAGGCGTGTGCGGTCGGCAAGTCAGGCCGTATCACGGCTGATTTTGGCTTGCCGTCAATGCCCAAAATGCGCTGAGTTTTCTGGCGGTCCAACAATATTGGGGCACCTGCTACGCAAATTCTCCCCACCTGTTCAATCGACCGGCTCAGGTTGTCGATGTAATGAAACGTGGCCGTATCACCTTCGGTCTGTAGTTTGTTGATGGCTACGCCTGATTTTGCATTGCTGTTCTGCCCCAGACTGGACTTGTACATGCCCAGGCTGGCCTGTATATCGTTAAGCGCCATCGCGGCGTTTTCGGCGTAGGCGCTGCCAATGGCTGGGGGGGCGTTCCTAGTCGGTGGCGGCAATGGATTGCCTGAGCTATCCAAATGCTCATAGGGCAACACCGCTGCATTCTCGCGGTTCGACGCCTCCCATCGGTCCTGATACTTTGCGATTGCCTCGGCGGGCGCTACCCATGGCGCTTTTGGTGATAGCGCAACGCTCTCAATGTAGGCGCTGCGCTCGTAGTTGTAGGCCCGCTGCCCGTCCATCATGCGGCGTGTCATGCCGCAGACCTGGCGCTTACCGTCAAGCCAAGCCACGTTACCGTAAATCGGGACAAGGCCTATCCACGGGGCAAAGTAATCCGTTTCTTCAAGCACTTCGCACCCCGACAGCCAGCGCCACTTTACTTTTGGCGTGCTGGCCATGTAGGTTGAATGGACGGGCGCAACTACCCCATCCCTTTGCGCTTTGTCCCAATATTCATCTTCTGTGTACTCGCTGCCATCGGCAATGACGATTTTGTTTTGCCGCTTGTAAATCTTCTCAAACTGCTGGCACACCCGAATGCCGGAATCTCCAAACCAAGAATCTCCGCGATAGCTCTCTGCCTTGGCCTTTGGCCAGCGGCGCTTGAACTGGCTCTCTGAAAGCGTCGTTTCCAACCACCCGACTTCTGCATCTTGCCCATCCGGCTCGATGCTATCTGGGTCAAGCGTTGCGGCCAGCGAATCCACCACTTGTTTGATTCGGATTTCCTGCTCGTTGAGCTTCCAGTCTACGACCTCTGGCACCACCAAAATAAACCCAAGCCCGATGCGGCAGGCGTTTTCAATGCCCGTGTCGTATGCGATCTGTGCGCGGCTGACGTACTCTATCTGCCTGATCAAACCGCCGTAGAACTCTGCGGCCTCGTCGCTAGCGTCATTGTCGCCGGGCAGCACATCAATACCAGGCTTGTTTTGGCGGGCGTCGTTGACGACCTGAGCAATGTATTGATTGGTCTGGTCGAACACCAGCGCGGGGCGATTTCGGCCCCTGGCGCGCAACACGTCATCAGACCATTGTTGCGGGTTCGCCGGGTTGCTGAAACGCATATCCTCTTGCGCACGGCTACGCCAGTCCGCCCACGATGATCGTGCATCATCGTATCTTTCGCGGTACTCTTTTATGTCACTCATGCGGCCATCCAGTGCGATGTATTGGTCTTCGTTATGTCGTAGGTCGGTCTAGTTTTGCCTGCACGCCTAGCGCCTTCGCAGGCGTAGCGCAAAGAGTCGATAACGTGGTTGTTTTTGTCTTCAAGAATCGGGACTACCGCGCCCGTTAGCGGGTCGGTCTTGTAGCTGTACATCGTGAGCTCATCAATCAGGTGCTTGCAGCGCGGGTGAACAACCACATCAAACCCGCGCAAGAACTCGACACCCTCCTCCAGGCTTCGCGCACCTTTGACAGCCGACAT